AATAATGAATATAAGGGCGAAAAGAGTATCGTTCATTCTCAAAAGAGAACAATATGAATACATAAAAGCTAGGGCGGATAGAGAACGGGATTCTATCTCGGCTATTCTTAATGACATAATTGATGATTATATGATAAACAACGGAGATACCGGGAAAGGAATATAATGGATGAGAAACAAGTCGATAACGAGTCAAATGAAAAGACTAAAATAGTTTACCTTAGAATGTCACCAGAGAATCATAAGAAACTAAAAGTTGTTGCTGCCCAAAACGGGCAGTTAATGGCAGATATTGTTGATCGTGTATTAACAAAATATTTAGATACACAGAAATGTTAGATCAACCCCTCTGGGAACATCAGGAAATTGGGTTACAGCGGTTAATCCGAGATAAAGGCGGAGTTTTAGCGTGGGATACGGGTACGGGTAAAACCGTGGGGGCTCTCTCGTACTTTAAGTATCTTAGAGGTAAAGACCCTAAGATTTTAGCTATTGTCGTATGCCCTATTAACCTAATCTCAGACGCTTGGGAACAAGATATTGAGAATTTTACTAACTTTACACATACTAATTTAAGAAATCTTAAAGTTAATGGTCAAGCCGATATATTTATAGTTAATTACGAATCTTATAAAAGAATTCCCGACGCGATTAAGAATGATTCTTTATTGATTTTAGATGAGAGTTCTAAAATTAAGAATCATCAAAGTAAAGTCACTCGAAGTATTTTAAAAGATTCTTACCTTTACGCTTATAAAGTATGCGCCTCCGCTACCCCCGCCCCTAACAATGAGCTTGAGTATTGGCCACAAGTTCACCTTACGAAACCAGGGTTATTTCCAGAAAACTTTTATAAATTTAGGAACCAATACTTTGTCTTACAACGGGGTGAGAGTATAATCCAGGGCAATATGGGTCGTAACGTATCCTCAGACTTAATGAAGAAAGGGTTTAAATACGTTTTACATCCCCATAAAAGAAAAGATTTTGAAGAGAAATTGTCTCAGATTGTGATGAAAGCAGATAAACGGGTGCTTAAAATCCCTGAAATGACGGATGTAAAGAGAACCGTAACTTTAAATGACACTGAGTTACGGGTTTATAAAGATATGCGATATCAATGTATTACTGAGATTAATAATGAGGACATAACTGCCGATAATGCTTTAAAGAAAATAATGAAACTTAGACAAGCTACTTCTGGGTTTATGTATGACGAGAATAGTAAAGGACAACTTATTTCAGGTCAGACTTCTAAAATCAAAGAGTTATTAACTATTATTGAAGAGAACAAAAATAAACAAATTATTATCTTTTCGTCCTTTAGATATGAGATAATTAAGGTTAAAGAAGAGCTCGATAAAATCGCTCCTACCGTAACAGCTTATGGCGAGACTAAAGATGTGCTGGGTTCTTTAGAAGATTTTAAGTCTGGAAAAGCAAAGTATATTGTCGCTAACACTAGGTCAATTGGGCATGGGGTACGATTAACGAATTGTAATTTAATTGTGTTTATGTCATTAGATTACAGTTTTGAGTTATGGCATCAAGCAAGAGGGCGCACACACCGGCACGGGCAGAAGAATCCTTGTACAAACATAGTTTTAGTTGTTAAAAGCACTATTGATGAGAAAATATTAGAGGTTGTACAAGAGAAAAAAGATAAACAGGATATATTGGACGACTTTAATTTTGATCGAGAAAGACGTAACGAACCCTATAATGAAGTATTTAAAATCTAAGGGCTGTATTATATTTAAAATCAATGATCGTAGTACCTCCGGGATCCCGGACGTTATGGGTATTACCGGGGACGGTACGGGACGATTGATAGCTTTAGAGATTAAACGACCAAATAGACCCTCAAAATCAAGGATGAAATTACAGGAATTTAACATAAAACGGTTTAAAGAATTAGGTGGGATCTCTAAAGTAGTATATTCTCTCGACGACGTTAAAGAATTATTAAATATTTGACAAATTTACATCTCTAGAGTATAGTCTTTCCATGACATCCGCAGACCTCATCAAGATCCACGAACAAATTTTCCGCGAAGCCAAAGAAATCATTAAGAAAAAGAATCACGACTACGGATCTGCCCATGACCCCTTCTTTAATTTAACCTCAGTTGAGAGATGTAATATTTGTAGTACTGAGCAAGGGATTTTAACAAGGCTATCAGATAAATTTTGTCGTTTAATTAATTTTGTTGATAAACGGGAATTAAAAGTTGAGGACGAATCTCTTAAAGACACGGTTATTGATGCTATTAATTATCTCATTTTGATATTTTCTTATATTGAGCAGAAAGAAAGTAAGGAAATAGAATGGCCAAATGGCAGAAAATCAAATAATAATATTCTTAAAAAATCAGAAATAAAACAATATTTTGGAAGACTTAGAAAAAAAGTTAGTTGAGAAATACGCTTACCTCCGAACCCGTCACGATGAGTTAAAGAAGGAAGCGGCGAATGTCTGGTCTGAAATTGAGAAAATCACTCATGAATTAGTTGAGCACATGGACGATATGGGGAAAGATCGGACAGCTTCTTATCCTGGAATAGGATTTATTAGTTTAGCTCTTGAAATAAATTATACGACGAATTATGAGTATGAAGAAGAATTGTTTTCTTACTTAAAATCTATTGATCGTGAAGATATGATTAAGACTAAAGTTGACGCAAACTCAATGCGTGCTTTAATTAAACAAACTATCAAATCAGAAAAAGAAGGTGATAAAGATGTTCCGACTTTACCTAATTTTTTAATATACAAAATGTTTATGAAACCGAAATTATATAGAAAATGAAAGGGGATCACAATGTCAGAGTCTAAGGAAATGGTAAAAGAAAAATCTCAATCAAATGTAGCGGTATCAGAAAAGAATACTTATCACGGATCAGATCAAGATGATAGTGAAGATTTAGCAATCCCTAGAGTGAAACTAATCCATAAAACATCCGAAGAGATTGATGATACTAACTTAAACGTTAAACCTGGATTTTTAATACATAACATTTCAAAGGATATCTTTGAACAACCCTTATCTTTCGTCCCTATCATAAAAAAAGTATGTTATATGAGATACAATTCTATGAACAAAGATGATCCTGGCTTTGATTCTAATTTTAAACCTATGGCTTTAATGTATAGAGTAGATAACAAGGAGCAATGCTGGAAGGATAAAGACGGACATTATGATTTTGAATGGATTAACGGAAATAAACCTCTAGCTAATCGTATCATAAGTTTCCTCTCGTTTCTACCTAAATACCCGAAATTATCCCCTATCATAATTGACTTTACAAAGACATCTTTGAAGACAGGAAAAGAATTAACTTCTATGTTAAAATTTAGTACAAACAGGAAATTCTTTCTTAGTACCACCTTCTCAGAGAATGAAGGGACGAAATATCCTATCCTAAAAATCAATAAAGATGGTGGTGTAGACGAGAATATTCAAAAAGCATGTGATGATATCGTTAAAGATTTTTCTTCTAGTATGCAAAAGAATCCCCCTGATTCTCCTGAATGGGAAAAATAGAGGTTATTGATAAACCTATCTGTTTTTCCCCCCAATGGGCGCGACAGTATCGCGCCCATAACTATTTTTATTGGAGAATCTTCCCGTGTTCACAAATCAAGAATTCGCACTCTCGTACGCTCATCGAGGATGGGCGGTTTTCCCTCTAGTACCCTTCCGTAAAGAACCCCTTACAAAACATGGTTTTAAAGACGCTACTACCGACAGAGATAAGATTATTGAATGGTGGCAAGTAAACCCTGAGGCTGGTATAGGTATGGCGGTAGGTCATGCCTCAAACTTCCTTATCCTTGAAATAGAGGTTAGTCAGGGTATTAACGGATGGGATACGATAAAGAAATATAAAGATATTAATACCGACGATATTATTAGTACTGTAGGATTAACAACCCCTTCAGAAAACCAGCAATGGTTCTTTCAAATGCCAAAAGAGAGAATTAAATCTCTTAAGAATGCGTTAGGTAAAGGTTTACATATTATCGGTAATGGCGATTACGTGATTTTACCTCCTACAGAGCTGAAACCTTATAATAGGTATAAAGATAAAGGTAAATACGAATGGTCAGAAGAACAGATTGATATCTGGGGAGATTTCGAAGAGTTCCCTGGAATATTAAAACAGATCGTTTTAGATAAATTAGAGTTACAAAAAAAAACCTCGTTTGAAATTCCCGAAAAACTTGATTCTACAATAGGGAAAGATGAGTTATTTAAAATTGCTTGTCGAGGTCGGCATGTAGGAATGTCAGAAGTTGAGGTATATAACTCAGTTCTAGAAGTTAATAAAAGATGTGAGGAACCTTTAGAAAAAGATGAGATTCTAAAACTATGTAGAAGCGCGTGTAGTTATGAACAAGAAGATTCGAATCTTTATTGGGATAAAAACCAATATGGTCATTATAAACCTACGTATAACAACTGCCTTAATTACCTTGAGACAGATACAGTTTTACAAGGGTTATTTAAATATAACTTATTTTCTTCTCAAGTTGAGGTAGTTAAGAAAGCTTATTGGATGGATTACGGGGACTGTCCTAAGAACGTTGATGACAATGATATCTATTATATTAAAAAACATTTTAGGCAAAAAGGGTTTCAACCATCGTCTCTAATGATATTAGAAGCTATTCATTCTATATCTTTAGATAACACTTATCATCCAGTATTAAATTATCTTAGAGGTCTGAAATGGGATGGTAAAAATAGATTAGATACGTGGTTACATGACTATATGGGTTCTGAGAATAACGAATATAGTCGCTTTGTAGGAAAAATGATGTTAGTTGCCGCGTGCGCCCGGGTAGATAAACCAGGATGTAAATACGATTATGTGATAATCCTCGAAGGAGCGCAAGGTTTAAAGAAATCTATGGCAGTTGAGGCTTTAGGGGCCCCGTGGTTTAAAGCTATATCACTAACCGATAATCGTGATAGAGATACTATCCAGAAAATGCAAGGCGCTTGGATTGTAGAAGTCCCTGAAATGACGTGTTTTAAAAGACAAGAGTTAGATTCTTTAAAAGCGTTTATTACAACTCAAGTTGACCATTCAAGATTCGCTTATGGTCGTACAGATAAAAAGTATCCTCGTCAATGCATATTTGTAGGTACAATTAACCCTGAGGTTATAGGGTACCTTACTGACAAAACAGGGAATCGAAGGTTTTTACCGGTTGATATTGGAGAAATTAACGTAGCTAAAATAAGGATAGATAAAGATATGCTTTTCGCTGAGGCGTGGGCATTATATAAAAAAGGGTTCCCGCTTTATATTAAGGATAAAAAAATATTAAATTTGGCTCTTGAAGAACAAGGGAAACGGGAAATTCAAGATGGATGGACAAATGAAATATTAAATTATTTACAGAACCCTTCCGTAGAAAGAATAACAGCTATTGAAATATATGTAAAAGCTCTTGAAGGTAAAAAGGAGAGGTTTAATCCTTTTATTGGCAGAAGAATCGCTAATATAATGAAGTATTTAGGGTATAACCAATCCTTAAGGACTACTGATAAGAAACAAAGGGCAAGATACTATATTATTCATGAAGAAGAACCTATTAGTGAGAGTCCTGCATGGGAGGAAAAGAATGGATGAAACTAAAAAATACGTGGAGATGTGTAGGAAAGCAAAAGAAATTCAGGAGTTAAGAAAAGATTATCCAAGGAATGTTAATAGTTTTTATGATATTTATTATTTGAAAGGACAATATTTTAGAATTACAGATGTCGTAAAAGACGTCTACTTATCAGATGGTGAAGTTGTGTGGCTGCCAATACAAGATCAACTTCAATATATGTTCTGTGAGAAACCAGTTGAGATTGATTTAGAAATTTTCTCTAGTAGACCTTATTTCCCTCATTGCGATAATAAGAAAACCCCTCTATATTATTTTGAAACTATGCAACAAATTTGGTTAGCTCTTGTAATGAAAGAAAAATATAAAAAAGTATGGGATGGTAAAGAATGGGAATCTATCTATGATGGAAATATATCTGTAGTTGAAAAAGGAGAACAAAAATGAAAACATTCTTTGTAAAAGTTAGGTGTGATATATGCGGAAGTTCAAAAGATTATGAAAGTAAAATGGAAAATTTTTTAACACCAGAATTATTTTTACCAAAAGTATTTCCAAATGTATTACAAGTATGTGATGTGTGTGAGAATAAAGTTGCGGAATTTGTTAAAGAGGAAAAGAGGGTTTATAGGGAGAAGAATAAATGACAGATGAAATAGATTGGAATAGTCTAATTCAGGAAGATTTTAAAAGATTAATTGGTAAGCATAAGAAAGAAAATCCAGAGGTATATGAGTTAATTGAAATGGATCCCGATAACGCGTATAATAATTATTTATCAATGTATATGATGTTAGTTGGGGAAGAGATTAATGAGGAGAAGAAAAAAATATGAAATGTTTAATTTGTCATGAGGTATACGATACTTCTAAAAAAGAATATGGGTGGCACTCAGAGAATGGAAGTATTCGACATTGTACATTCAAAGATGGCGTACAACGCCCCATGTGTCTTTGTTCACAATATTTTCGATATCAAAATGAGACAGCTAAAAGGAGAAAATCAATGTTAAAATCAGTAAGAAACCAAATCATCTTAGAAGTACAGAAGAAAGCGGATACCAAAAAGACTAAAATCAATGCAGCAGAGGTTTCACGTGTAGCTTCACTTACTTTGGATATTGTACTTCGTTTAATTCGAAGAGCGTAAAAATGAAAATACCATTTAAAAGAATATTAAGAAGAGGGGATTGTCTTCCTAAATTCTATGGAGTAGCTTATTATCTACCGCATAACTTAACTCTTGTTGCTTATCCATTCCCTTTTAATCATATTATCGGTTATGTTGTATGGTTTTGGCATAAGATAAGAGATACTCAAATATCTATTTAATCCGAAGAGCGTAAAATATTTATCTTCTCATCACAACTACGTTCACATTGAAGTTGAAGGATTTCTTTCTCAACCTCAATTAAAGAGTCATCAACTTCAAAAATCCTTTTGCTTAAAACTAAGAAGATAGTTATTAAGATACTTAATACTACCAAGCTTTGAGCAAAAGGATTTTTTACGTCCATCAGTTATTATGTTTAAAGAAATAATCTGCGTCGTCTTTAAAGTCCTTACGTATTTTTTTCAATTCTTTATCAGATTCTTCTGTTTTGATGTTACCTAAAAGGATTATCTGATCTAAGATCAATTCACTTTTACGAAACCATTTCTCTGATCTTTCAAGAGCTTTACGTTTATTTTTTGATATAGTGACCTTCATAGCTTTCTCGATCATATCAGGATCAAGAGTTCTTTTAAGAATAAAGCCTATAATCTCAAGAGCTTTATCAATGAAGATCGGTGCCGGCATTAGACATCCTTATTAGCTGCTTTTCCAACGTTTGCACCAAAGAAATTAACTACTCTTAAAATTCCTTGTACAATCTTATCGTCTGTTTGATTAGGGGTCATAGTTGCTATTAAAGCGAAAGAACCAACAAAAGAAGTTACTATCGGGAGCCATTTAATTAAAAAATCACTAAACGCTTGAAAAATTGTATCTTCCATATTATTATTCCTCCTATTGTTTAAAAAAAGTGAATACAGTAAAGGCAACACCTAAACTGCAAATCACGTTAAAAAAAGCTGTGATAAAAATATTAGTTATCTTTGATGTTCGATCTTTTTGAGTGTCAATGTATTCAACCATTAAAGCTATTTGAGTTTTCATAGGTCCTAAAATATCAGATATAGCCGTCACTTTAGAGTCTGTTTCTTTCTGAACGACTCTATGGTTATCGACCCTGCTAGTTAAAACTTTCAATTCAGCTAACATCGCCAAGCTTGAAGCCCTTCGTTCCGGGAGAAACGTATCTGTCTTTTCCATAACCTTCACCTTAAGATTAATCCTTTTTTTCTGTCTTCTTCCCATTACTTCTCTTTCGAAAGAATTTAAACCAAGTAATAAGGGCACCAGATAAGGCCACAACGGACCCTATAACTATTGGTAGAATGTCCCACCATCCCTTATGTTTTACGGCATCAATTATAGCAATAGTCTGTTCTACTGGTATAGCGCCCATATCATTCCTTTAATAACGTCCACCCTTTTTTACTTTAGGTTTAGGTTTTCTCATAGGTTTCTTTTTACCTGCCATTTTGGGCCTCCTTGGTTATCCTTTTTTCCTAGATGATTTAGAACGTGCTCTTGAACTGCTTCTTGCTCTTGACTTACCTTTTGATCTAGAGCTACTTCTTGATTTTGATCTTTTAACCATTCTTTACCCTTTGTTTATCCTGGACGGTTAGATCCTGGACGCTTGCTACCTGCACGGTTAGTACCTATGCGCTTACTCCCTGCACGCTTAGAACCTATACGCTTACTTGATGGAATTCTAATTCTTTTCCGAACCATTCTCGACCCTTTCTTCTAATCTAGTTAATGCTTTTTCAGCTGCATAAATATATTCTCTATTCTCTTTAACATCTGACCTAACAACCCACATAAACAAAAATTCTCCTAATACTGTAGCCAATAATACGCCAGAAAAAAATATAGAAACAAACTGCATTATAAGCATAAACTTCCTACTTATAACGTATTCACTCTTTCTTATTTCATCCAAAGAATCTTCTCCCATAAGCTTTGTACCAACGTACTCACTAGAAACCCTAATAAAAACACTGAAAGATAGATCAATAAAGCAAGAACATTATTAAATACTTTACTCAGCCACCCCATTAGCCTCACCAAAAGCGATAGCTCGATCAATCTCTGCTATTGCCGCATCATAATTAGTTACAGACTCGGACTTACGGGTTACTAAAAGAGCTCGATCTTCTCTAAGCTGAACCATTGTTTTACTGTTTATATGAGAAACAACGGCAGTAGCTTTCACTTGATCAGCCCCTTCTTTCTCATAAGTCACCGTATCCGCATGACCCCTGGCTTGAACCTGGCCAATTAAACCCATAAGAAATAACATTACTATTGCTGATTCTCGAATACGCATAATTCTTTCTCCTTTATTTTACCCTAGTTACAATAGCACTAGCATGAGTCACTAGAATATCCTCAGCACTAGTTGTATTCCTAATCATTACTTCGATAGTATCATTCATTGTAACATTCCCAAGAGTTTGACCGGATAAGAAAGCGGGCTCGTCTTTAAATTTTACAAAGAGTCTTCTAATTGTCTCAGGGACAACTACTCCATTAAGAGCTAAAGAAACCTCGATTAATTGACCAGTCACACCAGTTATTTCGAATGTTATGACACCCTCAAATTCATATGTAGTATCTATAAAATCACTGGTTAAAGTACTATTAGAAAAAGACCAATTAGATAATTGACCAGCAGAAAAGTTTTCAACTTTTTCCCATACATCTACTGTAATAATATCTGTAAGTATCGTATTATCTTGTTGATTCATACTGGCAAAAACGCGGGGACTATCGGGGATATTTAGGTTTGCTTCGAATCTTATATCAGCAACTTGTTCAATAAGACTTCCAGCTTTAAAAAAACTTCCATCTCCTAAAAAAAGATTACCTGTAAATAACATACCTCCAACTAGATTAATCCCCGAATCAATATTCAAACCATTATTTCCACTTGATATATCAAAAATTCCATTATTTACTTGGACTATAGCTTGGAACCCTGCCGCTGTTACTGTACTAAAAAGTGGATTAGGTATAGCTAGTAAAGCCCCGGTAGTAGAGATATCTAAAGCAGTATTACCCGTACCTGTCCCTCCCGTAAATATCAGATTATCTGTTTTTATAACGGGACAATCGACTATTGAAATACCTCCCTCATAATCCGTAACAAAAATGAAATCGAGAAAAACCGCTCCGGTACAAGTATCAATATCCATTACGGTATTATCGAAAGCCTCAATTGTTATCCGGTTAGTATTAAAAGCTTCGAAATTATCTATATCAAGAAAAGTCTGCCCTGAGTCAGTACCACTAATAATTATATCTTGTATAGATAATTCATCGAATCCACTTCCCCGTATAAAGGCACCCGTACCAGAATACGTTAAATCACTATTAAGACTATTTGTGGAAGAGATAATAATTTCACTACTAGAGTCAATAATAAGGGGATTTGATAGGATAATATTCTCACTAAAAATGTAATTCGTTTGATCTACTAAGTGGTGCCCTTCGTCAACCCCGGTCCCGGTAATAGGAGGTAAATTATTCTCTGTATAGACTTCAACTATCTTAGTCGTTTGTATTCTAAGTCCCATAGTCTGACTATGACTAATAGCTAATAATCCTAGAAAACATCCAGCTAACAAAACAATACAAGTTGACGTAAATTTTTTCATTATCTGATATTATTCCTTAGATTGCCGTTCGAGAAGTTTCTCTCCAAGTAGTACCGTCAAAAACAAGCATTAAAGTATCGTCTAATGTAGCTGAGAAATTAGCGGCACCCGACAAAAGTATACTTGCCCCCGTTCCGGCGGTGTTATGAGATACTGTGACTGAAGCGTCAAATTGTAGAATAACAATTGATCCGGCGGTCCAATTAGTTGAGGCGATTGTATCAATAGTGGTAGTCCCTGTAATATCGAAATAATTCCCACCGCCACTTAAAGTGATATCCGTACCACTCGCAACGTCGGCACCTTTTGACTGGTTTACTCGACCATTCATATTAATTTGAATGGTTGTGGCCTCAGTCATGCGTATCGCTTCAACACCACCAGCAATAAGAGATAATTGATCTCCGGCAGCTTGACCTATACCCGTATCAGTATCAGATTCATCGGGTTGAATAGTTGGGTTTGTAGCAGAGGCCGATGAATTTTCTAATCTCCAAGAACCCGCGGTAGCGGACCCTATACCACTTGTCGCGATATTATAAATATCCGATCCACCAAGAGCCCATCTAAAAGAATCATCTGCATTCTCATAAATCCCGCTATCTCCATCCCCCCATGCTAGTGAAGGGGTTGCGGCGGCACCGATTACTCCGGCTGGAGCGATAATCAACTGATCTGTAGTAGATACCCCTGTCTCAGATAGACGGAGCATTTCTAGTCCACCAGAAACTAAAGATATTTGATCTGTCCCTGACTTAGAAATACCCGTATCTGCATCACCTGCAAAAGTGTATGTAGGAACAGTCAAAGAAGCAGCAACATTTCTAATCTGACCTCTATCACTAACAACACCACCAAAAACAGTATTGTCCATTCCCCATCTTATAGCCCCGGATATGGTAACTCGTAAGTTATCATCAGTTTGTTCGAAAATCCCACTATCACCATCACCCCAAGCTAATGATGGTGTGGCCGTATCTCCGATTATTCCAGCAGGTCCTATGATCAACTGATCTGTGGTGGCTACCCCCGTTTCAACTAAACGAAGCATTTCTAGTCCACCGGCGATTAGTGAAATCTGATCTGCGGCATTTGTCCCAATTCCAGTGTCACTATCACTTTTATCAGGTGAAAAACTTGGAACTATATTTGATGAATTAGTATTAAATATCGCTCCGGCACCTGTTGCCACTCCTTGAAAAGCAGTTGAAGTCCAAGTCCAACGATTAATTCCACCTTGAGTTATTCTTAAAGTATCATCGACACTCTCATAAAACCCTGTATCTCCATCCCCAAAAGATAGGGTTGGTGTTACTGCGTCATCTTCTAAAGGCAGATGTAATTTTGATGTAGGCGCAGCTATACCTATCCCTAAAAAATCACTTGCATTATCCCAAAAGAAGTTTGGAGCGTCTGCAAGATGGCCACCGGCACCATCACTGAATTGGACTGATCCGGTAACGCCAGCTGTAGGCGCACTTCCCCCTCCGCCACCACTACTACAAGTACTACCAAATGCGCATGCACCAAACTCCTGTGCATAAGGTGTGGATACTGTGGATAACAATAATGCTAATGCTATGTATAGAATCTTTTTCATTTTATTTTTCCTCCTGGAAGATAAGTACTGCCGTGACTTCACTATTAGCGTCCGGATCAAACACTATCCTTGTATAAATCGCTAACCTAGGTGTATAAACAATCCATCTTGAAACGTTCTGTAAAGCTGTCACAATATTACCTTCTTGAGTAATAACGCCGCCCATATCAGAATCGTATGCTCTATACCAAGTAATCTGATCATCGGAATATTCGGCATAAATATCAATGTCACCCGCACCGCCCGCAATATCCTCAGTGACAATAAGAGTAGCGAAACCTACATTATGTTTTATGTAGATAGACTTGCTCTGAACTGGGACACCTGAAGTCATAGCGTAATCTTCAATTTCTGTATTAGTAGTGTCCCTTAACTGCACCAAGGTACCTTTAGGGGGTGACGCTTGAGCGGTTGCTACTAACAAGAAAACGATAGCTAAAGATTGAATGATTTTTAACATTGTAGTCTCTCCTTTTTTAGATTAAATAAGAATACTAATATATATAATACATCATATTCTAAACGTTTCAATATGTTTAAATATTTACTGATCTCCTATTGCTTGAACGCAAATAGTATCAGCATCCCTTAAGACTCCAGCGTCATCAAACACTAATATTCCTACTGATCCTACAGCCACTGTACCATTCTTAATAGACGCGATCCTAAATCCGGGAGCGGCTTCTGATGTGACAGTAGCGGTAATACAATAATTCGTATTAGCGAAATCCGTATCCCAATTTATGGTATAATCACCTACACCATTATCGAAAATCGAAGTGACATTAAAGCTATCTCTGGTAGCTATTGTCCCTGTCCCATTAAAGTTTATCCATCCCTTCATAATAGCGTCATTACTGATTATTATTGCGGGACTTCTACTCTTTTCAATCCAATTAACGCCATCATCTGAAATCAATACTAAAACAGATTCATTAGCAGTAACGAAATTCCCTTGAAGTTTAAGGTTCCCGCCATCAGTTACAGTCAAAACATCATTGAATCTTAACTTTACTTCTGTCCCAGTCGTCTTTGCTGTTATAGACGTAATCCCAGTCGTCCCTGTAATAGAGAAGAAGTTACCATCATCCCCTAAAGTCATTGACGCGGTAGAGGCTACGTCAGCCCCTTTTTTCCATTTAAATATCCCACCAGCTTGTAAATCCGTTTCTTCTTGGAATTTAGCTATAAAAGTCTGTAAATCAAAACCATCACCAGCGGCGTTTACATCTAAAATCTTTTGTGCATCAGCTAAAACAACTTCTGGGATCTTAGCGCCTAATTGATATAATGAACCAATAGAGTTTGCTTGTACAATTTTAAGACCATCTGATCCTGTGATAGGGGGAAGATCAGCAGATCCTTGCGCTCCTTGAACGATATTCGTAACAGCGGTCCCCGCACTATTCCAACCTAATAAAGCGTCTGCAAGAGGAGCTAATAAATCAGATGAGATGCCTACAGAAGTGATAGGAATTTTTAATGACCGACCTATTTGTTCATCAAACTGCTGCTCAACCATAGCTCTACGATCAAAATCCGTTTCAATCGTATCGGCAGGAATCTCGCGCGTATCTTTATAATCACTGTCTTGTAGGGGATCGACAACTCTCTCTAAAATGAGTTTTTCTCCTGTCGCGGGAATATCAGGGGCGTTAGTGATTGTAGCCGTCCCTCCCGCGGGATCGCCAATGGTATATGCTAATGTATAACTACTAGGAGAAATAATCGTAATTACACCCAAAGCGTCTTCGTTCTGCACTGTCATATCCGCATCAGCTAATAAGGGATAATCAAAAGTAAAGACTGTGTTTACACCGTCTCCGGCCGTAATAGTTTTATTTTTATTTGCTGGTACTGTCATTGGATTCTCCTATTTTATTAAACTCTTCTTTTTATTGTATGTAACTATCGCTTGATTTGATATTGAAGTTATTTTTTTTTCTTTTATTCTAATCACCCTCTTTTTTCTCTCAACGTTTAAATCTGAATTTTCTATTTTTGTAATTTCACCGGTTAATTTTGATATAAAACGCCTTATATCGTTAAAATCTTTATATAAAGATAATTCAAGTGCCTTATCCTTCTTAAGACGCGATAAATCTTTACTTCTATTCTCTCGTTTATATAAAAGTTGGTCATTATGCGCTTGTGTCATATCCCTCATTAAATCATAAAATTGTCTAGTGCTCTTACTTCTCGTCCCATACGGACTTCTACTAGCAAATCCTCTTATAACTGGTAAATCAGCCGGCTCGACAACTTTTTCTGGTATATTTTCTCCACCAGCCTTCTTAATTGAGTTCATAAGAAAATCCGTGGATTCCAAAGCGTATTGACCGGACGTACCAGTATATCCTCTAATCAAGTTATCTACCTTAGATGGAGAAACATTAAGAGCTGCCCCGATCTGCTTTGCAGTTTCACTGGTAAACCGACCAGCTTGTTCTTTAGGAGACAATTTCTGTTTGCTTTCTGAAACAACTGGACGCTCAAGAAAAAAATTAAAGTTTGTAATCCATTCAAGAATTGGTAATACAGCTGTTGGAATTAAACTATCTGCTCCTTGTGCTGGTGATAAGGATTCCCATAAACTTTTATGTATTTCGTTAAAGGAATCGGGATCTCTTGAATCAATATATTCAAACATTCTTTCTGGAAGAGAACCATATACTTGTCCAAGCCCAAATGGTTTTGGTATCTTCCACCATATATTATTTGCTTTAAAATTCCAAAATAAATCTTTTTGCCATCTTGGAATCTCCTTATATTCTTTATCATCCCTATTTACTAAATATAGAATAAGAGAAGGAATCGTTATATACGCAGACGCTTTCATAGCAGTCCCTAGGGGATCTTCTAAATGTATTCTACTTAATTTATCTGCTGCTTGAATCTGTGCGTTAAGAAATGCTTTTACTGCATTAAAATTGGCTGTTTTTGAACCTTTCCTAGCAAAATCTAAAGTACCTTCCCTACTCTCAAATGCAGCCGCAATATCAGAAAGACCTTTCCTTTTAGCTGCCTTATAAATTCCTACTCTCGTCGCTTGTTCGAATAGTTGAGAAGCATCTTGCAGACGCGCTATAATATTTAATTTGCTAATAGCTTTTTTATTCTGGGATAATTCTTTATATGCCTTATCCAAAGATTGACGATTAACTTGAATAATTCCAGCATAAGCAGCCCCTGATTTTAACCAATCATAATATAAATCGGTCTTACCCATAATATCTGAAATTGCGGTAAAAGAATCAATAAATGGACGAAATCCAATATTACTTTGTATTGCTGCTGTAAATTGATCTCTAAAAAAATTCCTGGACATAAACTCTGGAGTGATGGTTGCCCCCACTCTCAGAGTTTGCGCTGGAAACGCGAGAATCTTAACTAGAAGGTTGGATGTCGCTTCTTGCATCCCTGTCATTGCGGTAAATAACTGCGGAGATACTTCCATGAATTTACGTTTACCATCTTCGTAATATTCAATTATGTTACCCTTTAAAGTTAGGGTTTTTTCTTTCGGGCCCTTCTTACGCCGTATATAATCGGGCAAAAAATCAGCAAGATCAGCAACACTCCGTGCAACACGGTTTCTACTTGCTGTATCCATGATCCTAATTGTGTTCCTGATAACAGATGTGTAAACATTTTCAATCTCCTTTTCTGACCCTATTATCTTTTTAATAGGGGACTTCGTTCTTTGAAAACGACCTTTTCCCTTTGGGGAAAACTCAGAAATCAAATCAACTTCCTCCAATACCCTATCAAAAGGTATGTAGTGTTGATTCTTGTTAATTATAGCATCATATTCAGACTGTGCAAGGTTTCCTGAAGAAATTAATAGACTAAGAACCCTTTGCTGATATCCATATAATCTAGAAGATACTTCATCAAAAACATGAATTTCATCACCGTATTTATCAGTTAATTCAGCAAGGTCAATTACCGATTGTAATTTCTGTTTATCTGTTACCTTTACATCTTCTCTAGGAACCAAATCATTGATAAAACGAGTAGCTTTTAAATATTTCTGAAAATCATCAGCCCTAATATTTTTATTCGGCTCGACGACATCTAACTTCACATCCAAAGTATCCAGTATTGGTTTCAACCCTTCCCCAGTATCAATAATATTCCCGCTATCATCAATCCTAAAAGTTTTATCTTCCAGTGTTGCTCGGACTTGTTCCGGTAATCCAAGATATGAACGAGACAAAAATTGAGGATCTTTTCCTGGCTCTATATCAATACCTTCTTTTCTTGAAACCTTAGATAATTGTTCAATAGGTTCCATTCGATTAACAATATTTGTATAAAAATCTTCATAATTACTCTCAAGATCAGAAATCAATGCACTTTGTAATTTGCTTTCAGTCCCATATTGTTCAACAAGAGTCTCCTTCTCCGTCTGTGTTAAATTATCCAATATCTTATTTGACTCTTCTTTAAGCATACCTCTTTTTTCAAATTGAATATTAAGATTTTGCGCCGCAATACTTGTTCCACCAAATATAGAAAATACTCCCAATTCAATCAATGCTTGCTCTGTCCCTGGAAATAACGCCTCAAAATATTTATCTACTGTAGGAATATCTCTCTCATCTAATCCTGTCATAGTCCTTAGAAGAGCAGCCATACGCTCCTCTCCATATTCTTCAAGAACTCCATTAAACCCAACCTTTGTGTACATATCTTTAACTTTAAGATCAGGTATAACCTTCTTAAACGCATCAAATGTTTTTTTAGAAAAGCCTTTTGGTAATGCGTTAGCTGCTTTCGAACCAACCCATCCAAAACTCTTATTTAGAAGTTTACCTCCGTATTCCTCTGTCAACATTTCAATATATAAATCTTGCATAGACTTCATTGCCGAAATAGCTGGCTTCTCTGTTGACTCATCAAGTAATTTAATACCTTTATCCGTTATAGCTAAACCATGATTAACTTGCCTTTCTCCATAACCGGCAACATATCTTTGAGGCATAGCAATCATACGAGTCCCACTCGATACAGCTATGCCCACACCAGATGTAACTACTTTTCCGGCAGTACGCTCCGCGACACTACCTAAAGTCTTAACAATAGCCTTCTCAGCTGCTTTCTTCGTTGCAGAAGCAATTCCGCCTGTTGAAAGGAATTCAAGCACAAACGCGGGCATTTCCGAAGCCATACGATACCCTTTAGCAAATCCTGTAACTCCTCTTACCCTTTCTTCTTCACGTTCCAAAACATAATTCGATAATTTCTTTTCATCCCGAATTCTATCCTCTGACGCACCATATTCATTCTTACGTAACGCATCTGCGGTTACGGCTAAATTCGTTAAGCGCGCTGCCTTAACGGGAATCCAAGGAATAAGCTCAGATGTTCTCTGTTTAGCGGTATATTCGAACCAACCCATCTTTCCCTTAGATTCCCAAGATTTTCGCTGCTCTTCCGTTGAAACCCAAAACCCTTCATCAGATTGTTCTATTGTTCTTGGATTGCTAAGTACATTAACCGGACTTCTAGATTTCTTTAATACATTGACTGCCATTATTTCCCTAAACCTGTTCGTAACTGATTATATACTTCATCAACCGTCATGCCTTCCTGCTGGGCAGTAAACTCAATATCCTGAACCGTATATCCTGTTACCGATAAAATTTCATCATTCGGAATTGGATCATTCGAATTGACTTTATCGACCATATCTAAAGATTCTTCTCTAGTGCGAATATTAAGTGAATCCGCAATACCGTTGGCTATTTTAGCTCCCTCTTCAACCGAAACAGTCTTTCCTTCAACCGCATAAAAATATTCTCTTAACGCTTCATCCCTCATATAACTTGGCATTGTATTTTTAAAAGATTCATCTGCCTGTTTATATTTATCCGAATATAATAAATCAATAGTGGCCTCAGATTGTTTCTTCTTCGTAGCTGTTGATAATTCTGAACGAAGTTTATCCGATTCATCTATACTCAACAACCCAGAAGCGTTAAGATCGTTAATATGAACTTTTATATCTTTTAACTTTTTCAAATAATCACGATCCTTCTCAGCAGAATACCCTTTTTCAAATCTCTGATTCGCATCGTAAATCATACGAATAACTCTTGCCGATTCTTTAGTCGATGTACTTGCATTAATCGCTTTACGACTCTTAATAACTCGTCTAGCTGATATAGCATACTCTTTAGGTATTAAACCAAGATGCTCTGCCTGGTTAATAGAAAGAGCCTTATTATCATAAGGAACTTTTGGATCATCAAGAATATTATCAATTTCTTGCATTTTCCCGTTTTGCGTACCCAATAAAGAGATCTCTTTTTCAAGATCAGATCTATCTCCAACATTTTTCATTTCCTTTAATAATTCATCTTTACGATCATCCGGAACATCATACTCATCATTCTTATATTTTTCTAAAGCAATATCTCTGTTAATAGAAGCATCATTAACAGCTCGATCGTAATCCCATTCTTGCAATCTTTTATCTTCATTAAAAACATACTCTTCATTAACAAAACCTTTTTCGAACATATCCTTAGTAAGATTTCTTTGCTTATTTAAAAAATCAACATTCCCACTTCTAAAAAAATTATCTCTATTAACCTCATATTGTTTTAATGATTCTACTCTCGTATGACTTATCATCTTCTTACGAAACATATCATCAATTTGAGCTTTAGCTGAATTTATATGATGATTAGCTGTAGGTTTAAATCTATTTTTAGCATTACTATTAGTGAATCCTTCTAAAGAACTATCAAAGACCTTATCTAAATCAGTATGATACTTTTCATAATTATTATAATCTGTATCTTCTTGCCCTGTTTTTAATATATCAGACGTCTCTTTTTCTAACTTATTCTGATTAGTTAAAGTCTGATCTAAATCCTGAGCATCTTGCCAAGCGGAAGCAACCCCTCCTATAGCTCTACTAATCTCTTGTAACCCCCGAGCCGATTGACTCGCGGCATTAGGGTCTAGCTGTCTTGATATAGGTTGAGTCGATAACCTTCGTCCTGATATCTCTGGTATTGGTAGTCTTGGCATTATCCCGCCGCTCCTGTCGTTGCTGACCCTAAAAATCCTGAGGCAAACTTAGAAACTCCTGTTAAAATAGTAGAAAAAGCTTTACTCTTACCAGCAGCCCTAGCTTGTGCACCTTCAAACCTTGATAAACTAGCGCCTGCAAGAGCGCTTGTTTTTTGGATATCAAAATTAAAGGCGTTAATAGTCTTATCAATCTCGAATTCCGCAACTGTATCACTCAAGACCTCAAGAGGACTACCAGCAAGCGTCCCGCCAAACGCGCCAGCTTGCGCGCGGATAGTACTCAATCTTCTTCTTTTCTGTTTCTCAGTTTGTGCTAAATCAATCTTCTTAGCACCCTCAATCTGAGCCGCTTGCTGTTCTTGGATTCTAGCGTTATATTCAAGAGCAGCTTGCCTTGATTTTCCTTCTTGAAGTTGTGCAGAGGCTTGTGAGACTGTTGATAAAACCGACAGAAGAGTAGATGCACCAGCTATTGCTTGAGAAAAACTCACATTAAACTCCTTTATTCATCATACGTTTCAACTAAAGAATTCTAAAAAACCTTTATTTATCATACGTCTCAACAAAATATGATATAGCTATAATATTCATAGGTAACGGGTCGAATTGTTTAAGACTAATCTGTCCATCTGTCCTGGTTGTATCTTCATAAAAATCTCTTCGATCCCCGGTAAACAAAGGTATTGGATCTCCTAAAACCAAATCAGTAGGTAAAGGAAATATGTCGCGATCTTTCTCGCCATTATTTAAAGTAAGACCTAAAGTTTTATATACTCTTATAACAAACTTATTTATTCTCTTAAATCGTCCTTGAGACGTTCCAAAATTGCCGCCTCCTTCTAAAGGAAAAGTCTTAACCACGGGTAGGTATTTTAAACCCGAAATGATAATAAAATGGTTTGAAGATAATGTCGCCGCGCCACTTGAAACGACTGCGTCATCTAAGGCTGAACCGTCCCCTAAAACTCCCATAGTCTTAGCTTCAAGATGTCCTAACCCAGAAATATCTTTTACGGACTTACCCCATAACCCAGCGGAAACGGAGGTAGAGCCAAAGAACCTTTCTGGATTAACGTCAACGGTTACAATGGTTGTAGAGGTAAAAGCTGTAATAGTAGCTTCCCCGACGGTATCGCCGTTAGAATTTACTTCTCTTATTCTATTCCCAACATCACTCGAAACGAAATAAGGGGCCGAAGCTGTCGCGGTAACCCCGACCCCAGATACCGCACTCAAAGTCAACCCTATTGAATCATTAGCGGTATTCTGATAAGCGTCATACTTCAACGCGCTATGTAAATAAAACATTCTACTACGATTATCTAAATTATTTAATTCATCAAAAGGACGAGGGTTTTTAAACACCTCTACATACCTTTTCGTAACGCTATTAATCGTTCTATTAACAATCACATAAACATCATCGAACCGTTGATTTTCTCTAGGGATACTACCGACACTTTCATAATCTCCATCAGTAGTTTGTAGCGTCCATGACGCGACTTGTTGATCTATCTCCCGTGTCATTGTCGCAATGTCGCCGTCATTCAAGACACACCAAATAATGTTATCTTCATTCTGCTGTAAAGCCATTCTTCGAATCCCGGTCCCCGTAATGTATTCCGAAAACAAAGTCGGATTCTTAGAATCATAATTATCAAACTCGAATATATAATAAAATTCTAATAATTTCCTTCCTGACCGTTGAACATAAAAAGTCCTATTACGGAGTCTTACGGGAAGAATAGGTTCAGATCCTTCTACAGTACGACTTCTGGCAACGATATTCGATGGAGTCATTGCCTCATTAATTGATCCCGCCCCAAGAGTAAACTCACCTGCCGATGTACCTGCAACTAATAAAACTTCTGAACTTAACCATAAAATACTATTAAGTTGTCTTGTAGGTAATTCACGTGAAACGGAATCATCGTCATTACTTCCCGGTGTAAAATCATCAAATAAAAATGATTTTGAACCCCATACCTTATTCGGCTGGAATGCTGTGCCACCATACCATAAACGGGATTCATGAAATACAATAGATCTTGGAAACCCCCGCTCATCTGACCATGCCCCTTCGGCCCATTCATCAGTCGCCGCCGCACTACTTAAAATCTCAACAACATCCGCACTGACCTCTGTCGTACTCGTAAACCCTGTTATTCTTAAGTACCCTTGAACCGGAGGAGATCCGACTGTACTAGCCATTTTCCATAACGCACCGACATGATTTGCTGTGAATATTGGAGCAGAAGAGGTTAATGTAACGGAGCCGGTGGTACCTGTAGAAGTTATGGTTGTTGCCGTAATATTGTCATCTAAAAACGGTCCGCCAAAAAAAACTTCTTCTGTTAAAACAAACGTTGTAGGCGCGGTCCTAGATAATTTCCTCGTTTTAAAATCGGGATGAACTAAATAAGATACATCTTGACTTTGCGCGAATTGTATAGCCTCAACTTCTGAGTCGCTATAAGGAGATACCGTCTCGACGGGTACTGAAGCTACCTCTAATCTGCCACCGTCAATATAAAACCTGAAATATAAATCTCCTGCCTCAATCATATACGTCTGAGTGATTGAAAATACGAATGGAATTAATACACTGGTTTTAGTGCTATCTTTAGTCTCAGCAATAAACTCTGTTCCAGGTGTCCTTAACGCACCTCCAAAAGGACGGATTAAAACGTTCTCTAATATCTCCGCACCTTTAAAAAAAGGTTCAGTATCAGTCCTTCCTTTCATCCAAGGCGTCAACTGACCTTTTGTAAAACTATTTATTATGGGAGCAAAATTAGCCATAATATCGACCAGCACGAGGGGGAATAGCCCCGAACTTAGCTAATATAAATTTATCTTGTTTAGGTTGAGTAGTTGATCCTTCTTGAGAATTCGCGCTAATAGCTTTAGGTAATTCTACTTTTTCATAAATCTCTATTCGCTGCGCGTATTCTTTCATATCTCTATTAATCTGATAAGCTAACTCAGCAGCTAATCTCGTCGCTAAAGCCTTAATGAATTTAGGGGAATATTGGGAAGGATCTGTATTTAAAAATATATATCTTATTTCTAAAGAACTCATATCCGTTAAAATGAATTTAGAAGTACCTATAACTTCTACTTTCCAAATTAAGTTATCGTCACTAAGATTCAAGATTCTTATTGCGTCAGATGGATATAAATACGGAATAATCAAGCCGTCAGCCGTCCAGGGAATAGTAACAACCGCTTGCGCTAATACTGATCTTTTTGTAGAGAAATTCCATTCAGTCTCTTCTAAAACTTCTCTTAATATATCGTCATATACTTCACTAATAGCATCAGATCGAGATGTTTTATCAGAAAAAGAGGTAATCCCTGATTGTCCTAATAATGAAAGAGCTTTATTAGCAATACTAACTTTACTAGCCATTATTTTACTCCTATATTAGCAAAAAGGTGCCTGTCTATAATAGACAAGCACCTTTGCATGAGTAATTAAGAGTAAGGAGAATAATTAAGCGTATTCTACTTTCCACTTCAAAGTACCTGTCATAGCATTAGCTGTCGTTAATAGAATGACATCGTCATCAGTAGCCGTACCGATAACATAGTCAAACCCGTCAACTTCATCTGATACTAGACGACCAGCGGTATCTGTCGCCGAAGCAGCTAAATAACGTGCTGCCGCAGTCGAATCTCCAAGAGACGCGGTCGTAGAACCACCTAACGCATCAAAATAAAGAACAATCTGCTTGACACGACTGCCAGAAACTAACAACCCACTAGGTGTTAACTGAATAGTACTCGCTCCTGCTAAAGCAGCAGCCTCATAAGAATCTGAATAGAACTTAGTCTCACCCGCAAACTCTTGATCTACCCAGTTATCTCCAAAGGCGCCAGCTTCGTTTTTTATTACATTAACTCCTTTAACTGCTGCCATTATATTCCTCCTTTATAAATAATATTTAATCTTAAGCTGTTTCATCAATATCAACTTGAACAACTCGCTCTTCCTCTAAACGAACTGATCCGTGATTGATTTCATAATATACTTGATGAGAATAGCTGCGATCTGGTCGTTTATCTACCTCAACATAGGCTTGCTCTAACATCCCATAACAAATCCCGTATTTATGGAACGCGAAACATTTCCTAATATCAGAAGCGATAGATAATCGAGTAGACATAATCCAATTAAATCCCATCCACATACCATTAAGAGAACCCGTCATAATGGCTCTTAATGAAGAGAAATCGGAACTTGTTACTTCCGTCTGACTCAATAAATCATCAATTCCTTTAGGGGAAGTAACGAAAGTACGATCTTCTTTCTCAACATCATTATCATCAAGAATACGGTTTGTTTGTTTAACTTTTTCAAAAGTTAAACCAGTACCAGCATCAGCAATAATCTGACCGGCCGGTAAAGCAACCGTTGAAGATCCCGTCTCACCAGTATTAGCCAGACCGGTTGCTTTATCAATAATCTCATCGTCCATAGTACGACCGATAGACTGAGACGCGGCAACTGTCATTTGGGATTTTGGATCACTTAAAACTTGAAGGTCTAAAGAACGATCTAAAAGTCGAGCGTCATTCTCGGTCTTAATAAAAGACATACGACGACTTAGATTAGGATCGTTCTCGGGAGTAACCGCATTAGGAGTGGTTTTTGCTGACATTTCCCACTGGCCAATACGATCTTGGAAGAATGTCTTACCAGAAATCTCGCCACTGGATTTGACATATACATACGGATAAATCTTACTCGTCTTCTGTTGCGCAAGATGAATGATATTGCGCCCATAAGCTTGTCCTCGTACAGTTAGTATGGTATCTGGCACTGTAGACCCCTTTCTTAAAAGAACATTTAACACTCATTAAACTGAAAAACTTAACCAGTTTTGATGAGTTGTCCTTTCGGGGTCATCGCCACCTATACCAACTTGGCAGGATCTTTATTTAAATTACTAAGGACTAATACTTAAGGTTATCTTAGTAATTAATAAAAAGTTATCTGTCACAACTATCCTTCTTTATTACCAGCCGCAACCATTTGTTGCAGACTTTCAACATGTCTTACTTGTTCGTTATGTAAAGATTCTGGAATTGGCCGGCCTTCTCTATCCTTCTCTCCCCAATACGGAGAGAATTTATCGGCCAATATACTTTCCATTTCTATTTTAGCTTCTCCAGGTGTCTTTGTAAATGACTTATTACCAAAACTTCCAATACCATCTTCGCTCATAATATCTGCAACTTTCGACATACCCTTAATGAAATTAACATTATTACCTACTATAGCTTTGAACTGTTTTGCGTCTTCACCAAACAAACTTATAAACTGTTCATTAGCTTTAGAGACTTTGTCTTCATACTTTAAACCCCATTCTTTTCTTAACTCAATTTGGGTCGATTCAGAATTGCGTGACATTGAATCAATAACATCATTTGTATGCCAATCATACACCCCTTGTGATTGATGCTTTGTCAATTGAAATTTACGACAAACTTGTTCATAACCCGCAATATCTTGCCCTCCTAATTCTTTTGGGGTATCTATAGTATTAATATCATATTTCCCGTCGAGAGGCATACCGAGTTTAGAATATATTGCATCCATAGCCTTGTCATCAGAAAGGTCTTTTGGTATAGTAACCTTATCTTCGCCAATAGCGTTCCTAGTCTCTAAATAACTTTTCGCTAAGTCACCCACATTCTTAAAACGGGACATAGTGGGTTCTGCCCGGATATCTTCTGGTAAACTATCAAGAAAAGCGTTCTCTGAAGTTGGTACTGGAGTCGGCGTTGGTTCTGGGGTTGGAGTTGGAGTCGGTTCTGGGGTTGGCGTCGGGATTGGTTCTGCAATAGGATCTGGCATATTAGACTTCTCCTTTGTTTTCAGCTTGTTTTAATATTTCATCAGCAATCATCTTCGGTGGCCATTGCTGTATTGTTTTAAGAGTTAAAATAACTTCTCGTTTCCCGTCATTAACCAATGTCTTCATTAATCCATTAACTCCGTCAATACCGTTATTAAGTGTCGGAAGGTTATAATGACAAATCTGTTCTAGGAAATCCATCACCCTCTTACCCGGCTCCGTAGAAAACACAAACTCAATATCGGATTTTAATTGTTCTGCGTATTCTTCTTGAGTTTGTTTACTCATCCCTGAGAAGCTTTCTCCGCCACTGCCGTGTCCTTCTCAGCTTTAGCGGATTTCTGTGCAACCTCCGCCCCCTGGTCCGCTGCCGCTAAAGCTTGTTGCATCTGTTGCATTTGAGCGCGTTTCTCACGTAACTCAGCGACCGTCTCGTCATCATTAAATATCTCCATTGGAATACCACGCGCTTGTGCGAAAACGTCAATCACCATATCAGGATTAATTTTATCTAAAACATTCGGGAACGCTGCCGCCATACTACCGGTTAATGCTAACGCATCTTGAATCGCCCCAATATCCGTGGCTTTTTGTGCTAATGCTAATGGTGAAATAAACTGAATCTCATAATTAGGGTTATCAATTAATTCACTCGGCATTGGCGGAAGCGCGCCCTTTCTTAAAGCAATAGATGTAATTCTATGTAAAACCTTCTCCAAAAACTCAGTTTGGTACCGGCCCACCGCGGGTCCTAATAAAGACATTTTCTCAGTTACACGCTCACGTACTTCCGGAACTGACATTTGTTTTGTTATATCACCAAACGCCATAAAGATATCATTAAACAATGCTTGCCGGATATCTTCACGATACAATTTCTGGAACTCAACCCCAATCTGAGGATTCGCCCCGGTAAGTAGCGGTCGGACCGCTTGATCTCTTGTAATAGAAGCCCTACGGATATTTAACGCACCGGGATTAAGATTGAACTGAGTGATATATCCTTGATCAGGAACATCTAATGGCGGACGGATAACTGTTTGTGCACCGACGAGATTAGTCTCAACAATAGTGTTTAATGTTCGAGTATTCGGTAAAGAATCCATACATGGACTAAAACCAGTAGGATAATTTGCACGTTTGTAAAATCTATGTACACCAAAAGGGTCCTCTCTATACCCGCCTTCTCTTACGACTTTCTGATTATTGTTTTGTATCCATACCGACATCCACGGCATATTCATCTTATCTTTTTTACCGGGATTATAAACACCTCGTCTCCCGACATAATGCACGTACTCGGTTTTCTTAATGCTATACCTATTATTCTCTAAATCTTCTCTTACCTCCGTCGATAAATTGTCAAGCCCAAACTCTTGCTCTGCCTGTAACGCCGTATACTCATGCCGGATATAATACTCAGCTATTCTCTCCCGCGCATCCTCAACTAAAAATATGTCTCTAATAGGTAAAGTCTTAAACCTTACAACGTCCTCCTCGTCTTCTTCACTGAACATAACGGAGGTACCGTAAACGAAACTCGTTGCGTAAAAAGGGTCGACTTGCTGATCGAAGTTGCTACGGGAAAGGATATAAAAAACTTCTTCTGCCGCATCATTCAACCAGCGTCGGACGTCATGGTTATGCTCTAATCTACTCTCACTAATCCCGAAATCAAACCAGCGACTATTTGGAGGAGTTAAATAAGAATGGACACCAGCAACAGCGACCTGAACAGCGTTAATTGACGTTGAATCCCAAAGGACCGTATGATCTAATTCATTTCCTAACGTATAAGTTCTTTGAATATCATTTGAAGTAACATAGAAATAGTCATGCAGCGTCTGCATATACGTATGATGCGCGGCATAATCACCTTTTAATTTCTTATAACCTGCAAGAATATCTATTGTACTTTTACTCATAATTTAGATATATAGTGAGCGTTTAAGAATTTGAATTTAAACCGTTTATATAAATGCCGTAACCCTTTATAATTAGAAGCTAAAGCTAACGTCATAAATCTTACACCATGACTCTTTAAATCTTTTTGGACGTCTGTAACGAACCTTTTAACATAACGGGCATACTTCTTATCAACATAAAACAATGCTTCACTCCACATAGGCTCACCCGTCAACGTAATAGGAATAACGTCACCAGCTAAAACCCCAACTAACTCGCCCTCGTCCGTCTCTAACCCATAAGTCCAATTTTGATACTGTACCATACCAAACTTTAACTTTCCTTCGTCAACCTCAAACCCTGTCTTATCGTACATCCCAACTATATATTCACGCGCTAACCGCCATACTTTATGACAGTCAGATAAATTAAGTTTTCTTATTCTCATCCCAAAATAGTTTTCTTAGTCCCTGTCTCTTCAATTCCTTCCGGCCCAGTAAGAATAGTCTTTGATCTTTGTTTCTTCTTTAAGAATTCTTTCTCTTCCTTCTTAGCTTGAGCTGCCGCTTTCGATTCTAACTCCTCTGGACTCGGTGTTGGTGGTGGCGTAGGAAGAGACGGGGTTGAAGGGGCTTTCGATCCACCAAATAAAAATGACATATTACTTCTCCTTAAAATTAAACACCTACATAAATGCGATTAGTATTTTGTGCGTCATCATTATACTTAGCATTACAGAGCCTCATTGGTGACCTTGACATTATAGCATACTTCTGATTTGTCGAAACTCTTTTTATGATATTTTTTATATACCTAATCCCATGTATTGCCATCATTAACGCGTCTGCCGGATCAGGGGATTTTAAGCCTTTCTTTTTCATTTCTTCTTTTGTCACTATAGCTCGTCGACCATTTGACATGAACCTATACCTAATAGTCCTTAATGAGTCCATTACTATATCGTCTTTTATTTTTAATTTTCTATCTTGAATTAAGTCTTTAATATTAAAATAAGATTCTGCTTTTAAATTAGCGTACCTTAACTTATCTATATTTTCAACTGATCCCCCACGGAACTCAATTATGTTACTTGATATTTTACTAAACAAAGATTTGTCTGTAGACTGAATCTCTTTTAATCTATCAAAAGAACCTATACCTAACCCGTCCCCATCTATAACCGTAACCGCGGGGCAGTACCGGGTAAGTAAATCGAAAATTCTACCCGTAGTCTCCATCGTATCTTTCTGTTTCCACATCTCACACGATATTACCGCCCAATGATCCGGCCCTTGATTCTCTAACAACACCGCCGCACTGCTATCTAACCCGTACCGCGCAATGTCAATCCCTAATATCCTATCGCCACTCCTATTTGAAAATATGAACTCTGCATTCCTCGTTATAGCTTCATCCTCTTGCGTAATTAAATAGTCGTCGTCGTCCACATCATCAAAACTGTTCATTACATACTGAGCAAACTGATTCGGTGCGTCTTCCTCTTTAGCTCTTAAATCTTTAATAAAGTCGTCAGGTAAATGATCGGTATTAGCGAAACTATTCGCTGTAATACACTCGTACTCGCCATTAAGATACGCTTTAACTCCCCCCTCAACATTCAACGTCTCAATCTTACTCGCACGATTAATCCATCTTTGCCACATCCAGTTATGACCCTTAGCATTAGCAATGACCGCCATCTGACGTAAACCTTTTACATTACGTCTTAACCTGTCTCTAAGGAAATCAAAGACGCTCGGGACTTCATACTCTTCCGCTTGCTCAATTCCTATAAAAGATAAGTTGATATTCTTAAGCACATTTATATCCACTACGTCCCCATGCCGGAACATTATCTTTGAACCGTTCTTAAACTCGTACTCTTTATCTTGACTATGGATACTCACATCGAAATACGTCTCGAAATCTTTTATTGTAGAGTCTCTAAGATCGGTATACTCTTTACGGACTATTAACGCTAACGCGTCCTCGTTCTCTTCACAATGTCGCCATGCTTTTAAAAGAAGCGCTAGCGTCTTACCAGTCCCTACAGCAGCGATCAGCGCCGGGAAGCGTTTTTCACTAAAGACAAACCGGTCTTGATATCCTTGTAGCTTTACTTCGCCTAGACCCATGATTTTTTCTATTCTTTATTTGATGATAATAATAGTAATAAAGCTTGTATCGAACGCTCGCATTTACTACATAAATCTATAAAAATATTCCCTTCCTGAGGAAGGGAACTTCTAGAAGTTATATCCATTTCTAAACCTGAATTCTTAAATAAAACTTTTGCAGGTTCTTTTTTAAACATCTCATTACAAATGTCACACTTATGTTTTATTATTTTCATGTCTTAGACGCCTTTTCTATATTCTGCCAATGAGGATCATCTTTTGGGATTCTTTTCGTTAAACAATCGAAAATAGATAACTCACACTCCTCACATAAATCTATTATCCTCTTCTCTCGATCGAAACCAGGAATAAAATCAAAGTATCTCTGTATGGATAATATCTTCCCGTCTTTACCTCTACAATAAACATATTTTAACTGCCCGTGATTTCCTTTAATTAACTCTTTACACACATCACACTGGGAATGGTCATACTTCACTCTTCACTCCTGGTTATCGTTAACGGCATCTTTTCTCTCTCTGGATTTCTATCTGGCTCCTTGCTCTCTTGCGCCTCGATATCTATCAGATCGACTTTCTGGGGTTTTAACGCAGGGGCATCTGCCCGGATGATTATAAGACCCTTGACTCCTCCGTCGCTGGGGGCGTTGGCGGATTTGTTATTTAAGTCGCCTCGCATTTCTAGGACCATCTTTAGGAAGGTTTGTCGTGCAGTCCAATTTGGTTTTGTATGCTCTGTGCCATTTCTATCAATTACTAAGTCGTCGGCTTCACATCCGGACTTTAGTTTTAACGCTAAGTCTTTAACGGTAAGGCCGGACATTTCTAATAACTCTTTTACTTCGTCTTCATCTGCTCTGATACCTCTTGCTTTTGATACGGCATATCCCGATAACCTCGCCGAGGCGTAGCCGCTATAGCCGAGCTTGCGGTAGTTTCTATACTTTTTCATTTTTAGACTTATTGGCATATTACTATTATATTGTTTGTTAGTCAAATTGTCAATAGGAGTATATAAAAAAACCCTCTATGACTAGTCCCAAAAGGGAGCACGGCTCGACGCCGATTATTATCATAGAGGATCTATTATGGTAATAATATAATTTATAATTATGAGATTGTCAAATGGTAAATTTAGTTAGAGAGATAGGGACCCAAAAGTACCTTACCTTACACACACACTATGGGTTCCCTTTATATATATATAAGGTGCAGGGGTTCCAAAAACCGGGTCTGTACCAAGGGAAAAGGGGACCCATAGTGTACAGCGTGGCACGAATATGCTATCCTATTGCCATTATTATTGGGCTTTCACAACCGTCATATAATCAGCATTATGTTAACTACGTTTTAAGTCATTGATATCATTAGACTTATGATATCCCATTTCTAAGAATATACGCCAAATACTATATATAGTGATTAAATGCCTGATTAATGAGCATATGCTCATTAATCAATTTGTCATGGTGTGTCAGGGTATGTCTGGGTATGTCATAGTATGTCAGGGTAAAATCTATCAAACACACTGGCCTTTTTAGCACTTTTTCAATATTCGTCATGTGTGTAGTTAACAATAACCGTGGTTATTGTTAACTACAAATGGTTATTGTTAACTACGTTTTTATAATATTTGTTTTAATTTAAATATATTTTTGATAATTTAACAAATACAGATAAAATAGGGAAAATAGGCCAATTTTGCCCATTTTTAGTGTTCACTTTTTTAAACGGGACAGTTCACTTTTTTGAACTGTCCACCAATACTACTATATATACCAACGACTTACAAGAAGAGGGGACAGTTCACTTTTCTGAACTGTCCACCTGGAAGTATATGTATACCAACGACTTACATCAAAAAAGGGCCAAGTGATACAGATGAAAGTGAGCAAACTTTCTATAGAATGGGAATACTACCTACTTTATACCCTATTCTTACCCAAAATCGCTAATTAGTTTATATACATACAATGTCCTATCTGTATCACCTAAAAGGTTAACTAGGGGGTTAAGAAAGAATAAGTTGTTTTATTGTGTCCGCTCCTCCCCATCTCCGCGCGCCCTCAACTCCAGTGCGACCCCCTTCCTTATATATCCCTCCCATCATATCTTCATCCCACACCCCATCTAGGAACCCCCATAACACCCCCTCACATTAATCCTAAGCGACGATCTCTAACTAAGCCATATCCTACTACCCCTGAGTTTATGTGTAGCCACTAGTCCGCGCGCCCTCCCTTCTCATGCCCCCATGGCCCCCCTCCACTCACTATATCATCACCCCTAAAAACTATCTCAACAAATACCTTGACAACTTTACAAATTGACACTATACTTTTGACATGACCAAATCAATCACCACTATTAACAAGTTGTTAAAGGTTGTGGATAACCATAACGAAAGGATGGAGAGAAATGAAAGAGCGAGCTATAGTTATTAGAGGAAAAACAATCTCAAGAGTAACCTATGACTTTGAGACTGAGATATTACAAGGCCAGAATTTATCTTGTCGCAGAATTATATCCCATAACGAATATAAGAATATGAAAGATCAAACAATCAAAGTTTCAAAGGAATGCGGGTATAAACTAACTTTTGAGATGGAAGGAGAACGGGAATGAACATCAAAATACACAGTATGGCAATGATAAGACAACCAAAGAGAGAGAAAGAGATAGCGTTAGTTGACGTTTGTTTTAATGATTTTCTTATCATTAAAGGTTTCAGGTTATGTATGAGTGGAGACTTCATGTTTTTAGATTTCCCTAAAAACTTACCAAACGAAAAGATATGGTGGGACACGATAGAATTTACTGAACAATGTGTTATGAAAACTATCGTAGAATTAGTTATCTCAAAGTACCGTAGTTTAGAGGAGAAAAGAAATGAAAATGACTGAAAAAGCTAAAGAAATATTCAGAACGGCAATACTTATTCATAAAAGATCAGCGTTTAATCCCTCGGAAGTTTTAAAAGTAGCTGAGCGTATATCTAGTTTAGATCACGCTAAAGAGATTAAAGCGGATCATATGGCGGAAGCGATAAACTATTATGGCGATATAGATGATTATATTAAAGAGTTTGTTGGTCAAAATCTAGGGGAGGAGTATATGGATAGAAGAGACTACAAATCACTTATTGCTTTCCCTGATAGCCCGGAAGTTTTAAGATTAACTGAAATTTATGGCCCTGATATCAAGAAAAGATTAATAGAGGTTATAAATACTTTTATAGAGGAGAAAAAATAATGTTTAGTCCCGTATTTAAAGAAGATTCCCCTTGGATGGCTATTGGGGGAATTGTAATAATGTTTAGTTTCATAGGTATTTTAAGTTATATTCTTGGAAGTCCATCCCCTAAACCACAATCAGAAATAATTGATAGAAGTTGCCGTAACGACTGCTCGTCGTGGGGTACGATAGATTATGATTGTGTAATTAAGTGTGTTGAGTATAAGAAGGAGAAAACAAAATGAGAAAAATCAAGTTTAGAGCGTGGGACATTATTCAAAAGACTATGCATTATGGATCAAAAAAACCTTATATGTATTTAACAAATTCAGAACGTTTAATTGGAATTGGTTGTGATTTAGATCCTTCCTTATATCACGATACAAATAGATCGTTTGATAAAGAAATAATTCTTATGCAATACACCGGCCTTAAAGACAAGAATGGAAAAGAGATTTATGAGGGGGATATAGTTGTAAAAAAAGGTTATATCTGGTTTGACAATAATAAACCTAATTATAGAGGTGTTGTTGAGTGGATATTTTGTCAATGGCAAGTTATGACTTATTCTATAAACAAAGAAAAAAGTGGAATGTCAGATGGAATTAATAGAGGGTTAAATGAATATGGGTGGGAAGATGAAAAAAAATCTGATTGGGAAGTCATTGGAAATAAATATGAGAATCCAGATTTATTAAAAAAGGAGAAAAAATGATGAATAAGCATAAACTAACACCACAATACCAATTCGTTTTAGGAGTGGATGAAGTTCGTTACACAATATTTGCTGACACTTTTGAACAGGCAAAGCTAAAATTCTTTACAATTTTCGGGGGAGAGAAAGGATTTCTTGATACTTATCACGGAACGAATGAAAGCGCACCAATGCTTTTATCAATCATTAGTGTGAGTGAAATATTTTAAAAAGGAGTTAATCAAATGAAAGTAAACCACCTAACCCCGGTCTCAATTGACCACATCTATATCACCCGGGTAGTTTTAGATGACCACGGCCAAGAGAAGGTCCTTACTACAATTAATGTAGAGCATTTCAATAAAAACGTAATGGTCCGTAAAAACCGGTATGTAAAGATGGAGGATAAAGTGAGATGAAAAAAAAATCTCTAAAGATTATTCCCTATTTTGAAGACTGGTGTTTAATAAAAGGCATTGTGGAAAGAATGTCAAATTTATCAGAAGAAAAAAACCTTGATTTTAATTCTGAATCCATAACAGATGATTTAATTATGTGTCATTTGAATGGATGTGAATTAGATTTAAAGAAATTATCAGAATCCCCTGATTTCAGTTTCATGCACGACATAATTTGTATAGAAAAATATCTAAATAGAGAAACAGGAAAACTAGAAAATTGTTTTCCTCCTGGATGTTCAGTATTAGGAAAGGAGATAGAAAATGAAAAAATCAATTAACATCGGACTTACGATTTCATTAATTATTTTAACAACAACTTTCATAATCCATTTAATTCAAGATGATTCTCAAAAGAAAGAAGTACTAAGAGATCCACTAAACGGTTGGCTACAAATCCAAGTTGAGGTTGCAATAGAAGAAACTAAATTATGGAAAGAGGCATATATGACACTTAAAAAAGAAAAAGATAAGCCCCCGGTAATCACGGTTGGTAATACTGATAAAAATTCAGATATTCCGTATTTCACTAAAGATCAGGGTAAAGAAGACCTCCCTCTTACCTTAGCTGATACGGACGACCCTAATTGGGATGGCCTATATTTCAAGAAAGACCCGAATATATACACCTTCCCTGAATACGCAGACATGCTAAAGGCGAAAAATCTAAAGATTAAATTCTGTAAATATTGTGGAGAGGAGATAACGAAATGAAACTTTTTAGTGCTTATCATTATTTTACTTTTATTATGGCTTTTATTTTAGGTTTTGTATTTTGGATGATTGTAGATCCCTACGATTCATCTTTAAATAAACAAGCCTCCCTTCCCTCCCTACAATTTGGGTGTGGAAACTCCGGCTGGGGTAGTAGTGACGGGATTAACTGGAAGCTCATAATTAATGGTAGAGCCGTTACCGAAGATGAGCAGGTTAGATTCTGTCAACTTTGTGAGGAGAATAAAAAATGAAAAAAACATTCGATTCTGAACCAGCAATAATGATCTTAATAATCATCCTATCACTTGCTATCGGTCTACATATTGGCGTTCATGACGAGATTTACGATAGTCATTATGAGCGGATGAAATCTAAAGAAGAGAGGGAAAAGTTTTTAAAGAGTATGGACAATGATATGGATCTATGGCAAGAAGGCCTAAGATTGGAAAGAGAGCTCGGGCTCCATATCCCTTTTATGTTGCCTAGTCCCGAAGAATCCGATACAGACTCCCGTTTAACGATCCCTACCCCAAAAGTCATCTGTCAAGAATACTGGTTAAAGAGTGGGTTGATAGTTAAGTGCCGGGGAGCTTTTAGGACTGAGAACTTTAAGACTATCACCATTAAGGAAGGCCCGGAAGTACCAGAGAATCTCTGGCAAGGCCTAAAAAATTCCGGTTGGTATCTCGATATAAACGGGAATAAAGAATACGTCGTTAATGGTAACTTTGTGACGTTTGACGTTGTAGGTTTTAATAGTGAGAGGTTGCCGCCTTATATAGGAGAGGAAAAATGACACATAATCTTAAAATAGATAAAGTTTTTTTAGATGCTAAATTAGCAGGCGATAAACTTTTTGAAGTAAGGTGCAATGATCGTGGTTTTCAGAAAGGCGATATAATCGAATATCGAGAATATTATGGTGTCAAATATGCAAAGATATATGAATTTGTAATAACTTACGTCACAAATTACATGCAAAAGGAAAACTATGTGGTGTTTGGTGAGAAGAGAATCTTAGAGGAGATTAAAAAATGAAAATATCACTATCACATGTCTACCAAGATTACGCTAACAATTTTCAAATAGGAGAAACAGAATATTTACTTTCATATGAAGAAGCAAAAGCTATGGAGATATTCATAAAGAAAGTCAAAGATTATGATCGCATTAAACAGATAATAAACGCTTATGTGGGGGAGAACAAATCTTGAAGGAGGGGGAGATGATTAAAAGAAAATTTATTTCTGTTAATGACTTGCACTTGATATATAGCCTAAGTGAGCATTATATTTCTAGGTGTAGAGAAGTAGAAATCACAGAAGAGGAAATTGATAAAGTGGATAAAGCCTTTAAAGAATTTTATAAAATTCAAGACTTCTTAAAAAAGAGGTTTAGGGGAGAAAAATGAAAAGACTAATTAGAAAGTTTATAGGAGTAATTGCCATAATTAATGTAGTGGCTTTTTTATCTGCGATTTCTGGATTTATTGGAAGTAAAGACATAAAATTTTCTTTAGAAGTTTTTAAAAGTGTTTTATATCTAGGTTTAACATTGTTTTTAGGGTACATCTTATTAACTCTCATATTAAATTTTATGGAGGATAAAAAAGAAGGAGGTGATAAAGAATAATGGAATTATTTATATCATTCCTTGTACATACGGCAATTGCTTCAGTAGGCATATACGTCGGTTATCGTTTTGCTTATTATAAAAGTTTGTCTCAAATGAAAGAATTAATAGATAAACTTAAGCAATTTAATGAAAAATGTCAATTAGATACCAAAATAATTCGTGCTTTAAATGAGAAATTAAAGGAGGACTGTCAAAATGAAAAACAAAATTGAAATCATTGTTGTTAAGAGGGTCCCGGGAGGGACAGGATTTAGTTGGGATTTAATTTTAAAGATTGAAGTAATTATTAATGAAGTTATGGTTATTAAGAAAATTCTTCTTTATGAAAAAGACGAGAAAGTAACAATAGAATTTTCTCATGAAGGATCAAAACCATCTAGTCTTTTTGACTTTGGTAAGTTGAAAGAAGAGATTATTGTTGAGTATAAGAGGATGAAAGAATTGGGGGAGATTTAATAGACATATCACAAAAGGGGGAGAAACCATGTCAGATAAAAAAACTTATTTTATGATAGCAGCAATTCTTGTATTCTTTATTTGTTTAGCTCTTTATAAAAGTGCGACTCGGATTACTGCGTTGGAATATATTATAAGTGAAGAGATAGAGTGGAATATAGCAGGAATTGAAGATAAAATAAGAAAACTTGAAGGGGAGGTGCGAGGAAATATATATACTGATTATCCAGGTCTTTTACATGAAGTAGAAGAAATTCAGTATAAACTAGGAATGTAATAAACAATAAACTATTTGATTAAAGTATTAATTGACTATTTTACTAATTTATACTAATATTAATTAAATTGAGGCTTGTGGCGATTGGATCGCAAGTAACCCCGGGAAGGGTCTATGCTAGACAAGCAGGTTCGAATCCTGTCAAGCCTCAAACTCAAATACATTTTATAAAATGCTAACCCATATAATAGTAACAATAATTTTCTTAGTTGCTTGTTGGAATGCCGACCATAATCTACCTAAGACTTTTGATGGTTATGAAGACGGGCATTGTATGGAGAGGCGGTTATGGATATATTTAGTTTTATATATTTTATATTGGACGGTTTAATGAAGTGAAATACCGGGGATATGAAATCAAATCTAATAATAATATCTACGAAGCCTATTGGTGGAATATAAAGTATTTTGAGGATAAAGATTTATGGGGTTTAAAGAAGATTCTTGATAAGACTTATGAAAGGAGAGAAAATGGATAAAAAATTGGTCTTCTCTGTTATAAATAATTTAGATGATTTAATTTCTATCGAAGAAAAAAGTCATCAATTTTATTCACCAATAGATATGTGGGAGCTTATAAGAGAGAACAGAAAGAAGATTAATGAGATTATTGATTATTTGAATCAAGAATGCAAGAAATCATAAACAAACTAGATAAATATTCACAACATAAAACATGGTTAAAGTTAAAGCGTGATAACCCTAACCACCGGGAGTGGCGGGACTCTTTAAACAAAACATTTATTAAACCTTTAATTCAAGAATTACGGGGTTATGATAAGGAATCTTTACCAAGAAAGATATTTTATTTAAGTAATAAGTTTAAGGCTCAGAAAGTAGGTGTGATATGAGTGCTGAGAAGTTTGTTATTTTACAATTACAGACTATTGAAGATGATCTTCTAAACTTAAAAAATGAAAAAGTTATGATTAAAGAATCAACTTTTGTAAGGAAAATGAGCCGGCAAGATAAAATATATTGTAATTCTTTATTATCAATGACCAAGATAATAAAGCAAGTAATAGAAAAATTAGAGGATATAGAGAAAGGGAATAAAATATGAAAGATGATCCTTCAAAAGCATATCTTGGTGATGGAGTATACGCTTCATTTGATGGTTGCGGAATATCGCTTTATGCCAATGACCCTTTAAATCCTACAGATGAAATTTATCTAGAACCTGAGGTTATGTCGGGTCTAATTAAATTTAATGAAGAGATTAAGGGCCGAGTATGGTTTAGTAAAAAACCAAATCTAGAATTCAAATAATGACACATATAGAACGACAAAGAATCTTAGATCAGCATGACGGTCAGAGCTTAGCGTTCTTAGATGAATATCTTTGGTTAGATAGGGAGGAATATCATGAAAGGAATAATGAATATAAGGGCGAAAAGAGTATCGTTCATTCTCAAAAGAGAACAATATGAATACATAAAAGCTAGGGCGGATAGAGAACGGGATTCTATCTCGGCTATTCTTAATGACATAATTGATGATTATATGATAAACAACGG